ATGAACAAAGACAAGTCAGGCAATGTTATAGATATGAATCTGGATGAACAGGGTTTTGATATTGCAGTGAAGAATATGCGGCGCGACGAGCGATTAGATAGCTTTGATCAATTGCTATTACTTCTCAAAGCATTGATGCGTAACAACGGTATTAACGGCTTGTCGCCTTACTCAACGCTAGATATTGTTCCAGCATATAAAAAGGGGCATTTTGTTTTCATCCCTGAAGATTAAGAGATGAGGGGTGTTTGCTCAAACCTCGCGATCTAACAAAGCGCCGAGGCGTAGACAAATAGCCTTGGTTCTTAATTCTGAAGCAATGGTTACTGTAGCCGTGTTTTTGTCGTCAAGAGAAGCGTCCAAAGCATTGGGGTTACCATCAGGGGCGCTTGATAGAGCTAGGGTTAATGGAAATCTAGTAGGGGAAACGCCGCCTGTGTATCTCAAAACAGGAGCCTACTACAGATATGAAGTTAAAGAATTAAATCTTTGGAGAGAAAAATTTAAAAAGAAACATCAAAAGTAAAACAGCAAAAAGCCCCAAGATGCTACCAACACCTTGAGGCTTTATGTCCCTACTAAAAGTAAGAACGTGCTTTAGCTCCTCAGCCGAAACACAAGTGTAGCAATTATCTAATGTAAGGGGTAGGTAACAATGCAAGGCATTAAGGGCGAATGGGTATTACGGCTTTTAACACCAAAAGGGGCAATGATTGGAGGCGTTGGGGGTGGCGTACCGTCAGTAGTTGCAGAGGATGTATTAAGGGCGTTAAGCGCTAATGGGATTGTGGGGTTTGAGTTTGATTACTTAATGGCGTATTTATCTAGCGACGTGACAGACCAAGAAGTTAAGCGATTAGAAATTGATGCGTATATCTGGGCGGCGGGCATTGCGGCAAAAAATGATTGGAGAATGCAGAAGAAAAAAGAAGTGTTACGCCCGTGTGCTTTGAGCGCCGTTAGAGAAAGATTACAGCCGGAAGTTACGCGCTGCATCTCGTGCAAAGGACGCAAAATTAATAAAAAAAATAAAAAATGTTCTGCATGCAATGGTTCGGGGGTTAAGCGCCCCAGGAGTTCTTATTATTTTGAGGCTTTAGGGGTGAGTAGGCAGCAGTGGGTAAGTGTTTGGTTTGAAAGGCATAAATCAATAATGATAGAGTTGGATTCGATCATTGAAAGGGCGGCGAGAGTGGCAAGTAAAACGGTAAATATAACAAGAGAATATGAATTAAAAATGGCTGTATAAACGTCCATGCCTATAATTATTTACAGTTTCGTGTTTACAAACCTTACAAAACGGCATATTCTCGCTCTAACGATGGGAAATAACGCCTAAACACAAATAAAGAGCAAAAGCGCAATGTAAATAACTACACAGTTTCTCTACAAAATAGATAAAAAGCCGGTTGGAAACTTCCGGCTTTTTTTGTGCCTTTCGTCCGGGTTTACTTCCCTTGGTAAGCCAAACCCCTGGAAAGCCCCGGTCTAATAAGCCGGGGCTTTTTACTTTATGAAAATAAGGCTAGAGCGGTTTCTTCACGCAGATAACTTTACGTTAGGACGGTTATTTGTTGGTAACGAAGTATTTTTTACGATAGAGAAACCATGGAAAGATAACGAGCCTTTTATATCGTGCATTCCAGTAGGGAAATATATTTGCAAGAAGTACAGCTCAGATAAGTACCCGAACACCTATGAAATCACCGAAGTACCTAACAGAACTCAAATACTTTTTCACGTCGCTAATTATGCCCGCGATGTTCTTGGGTGTATCGGAATTGGATTGGGTGTTGGTTGCTGGTTTGATCGGGGGAATTTTCTACACGCAGTAACGGAAAGTGAATCAATGATTGGTGTGACTAACTCAAGAAATGCGGTTAACCAATTTATGGATCTAGTTGGGTCTTGCTTTGAATTTGAATTAGAAATAGTTGGAGGTGGGTCGTGAACATTTTTCAGTCGTTAATAAGCGGAGGGGCTGCTTCAACAATTGAGGCGGCAGATAGTCTTATTGATAATGCGTTCACTTCTGACGACGAGCGACTTTCGCGCGCAGAGGCGCTGGAAAGAATTCAGGCGACCCGTGATACTGCGAACATAGCGTTAAACGCGTTAGGTGTAAAAAGCTCAACGTTCTTTATCGCTGGCTGGCGTCCGGCTATAGGGTGGGTTGGTGTTTTTGTTCTGATTTATCAGTTTATAGTTTTCCCTGTTTTAGATGTTTTTTTTGATATGCCGAAGCCAATGGATGCTGACATGCTGTGGAATATGGTTGTTGGGATGCTTGGTGTTGCTGGCTTTAGAACTGTAGAGAAATTAAAAGGGAAGGCTAGATAAAATGGAGAGTTCAAATTCAATAATTAAGGTTGCTGCTTTTGTGGTGACTGTTATTGGTCTGGTGTCCACGCTTTCCTGGAGGCAGAGTGAAAGTGTGGATCGAATAAATCAGAGAATCGAAAAGGTAGAGCAGCGTGCAGACGCCGAGATAAAAGATCTAGAAGTTCAGCTTAATGCTGATCGCCTTAGGGCGGCAGAGAACTACGTAAGTTATGAGCATTTGGAAAAATATGTGCGCATACCAATGAAAGAAGGTTTTGAAAAATTGGAAAGATTGATTATCAGGGCGGCATCTAAGCAATGAAGATTAAAAGTTCAATCATAGGGCTGGTTTTATCCGTCTTGCTTGTTGTTGGGTTATCGCCAAGTCATGCGGCAATAGTTTTTTCAATAAAGCAAAGCCCAGCACAGGGCGGCATTCTTGACGGTCACTATCCGTTAGGTAATGCGCCCGAAACTTCTGTAGAACTTAACTCCTTATTGTTCGAAAGCTTTGAGGGTTACGCGGGGGATCTCGTTCCCATTCTTCGAACCACGGAAACCTATGGAGATGAGTACAAGTATTTTCAAAAGGATGCGGATACAAGCGGTGATCGGCGAGATGGTACTGCCTATATAAGTACAGCCAATCCATTGTTCGGCACTCGATCAATGCGCATTGATGTTGATACAGGTCAAATTAATGGGGGCAACGGGTCATCTGGTGATGCTGGCTCATTGTTCTTATCCTATTACAACCAGAACAACGCAAGTGAGTATTCGCAACTTAGGGATACGGTAACAGGCTGGCAAAATAAAACGTATAACATGATGCGGTACTGGATATGGGTGCCCCCGTCTACTGTTCCGGCTACAACATCTGCGTCTGAAGCAGCGGGGGGGATGCCATACACGCATAACGCTGGTCAACCTGATGGCGCTAGTAATCATGATATTGGTTTTTACTTGCGCCGCCCTGGTACAGGCACTGGTGAAAAAGAAACGGATAACTTTAAGCTCTACCACTATTACAATCTGGATTATGTAAATAACTGGATTTGTGTGGAAGTAGACACGTATCCTGATGCGCAACGTGGTGACGATGAATCTGATGGTGATCCAGGCAATTGGTTATACCCGATGGAAAATACCTTTCGAGGTAATGCTCCTTATGCTGGGTATACTGGTGACACTCAGGCAGAAAGCTATTTTGACATGGTTACCTATTGGTACATCTCCGATAGATATGGCGTCAGTAGTTACCCATCTACTTGGGATATCGACGGGCTAGAGTTTTACACCGAAGACTACAACGATGTCGATTTCGCTAACATCAAGGGCGTCGCGCACACTTTCCGTAAAGATGCAGGGAATGAAAATACACTCTGGGTACAGTGGGGCCGTAATGAAAATGTATCTAAATCTGTAGGTATTTACTCAGTTAAATACGCCTACTCTAGTTTTTATGAGAACGGTGGTTTTGCTGCGCACGGTACTTCAGCACCAACCAGTAAATCCCAACAAGCTTGGGACGCTGTTCAGGGTATGAACTCTGGTGGGCACAACAAGGTGCATTACCAAACCGATCAAATTCCCGTATTCGGTCAGAAGTATGTATATATCGCAATTAAAATGAACTCACAAGCAACCGCATTTAGGGAAGTTCGTATCCCGTTGACGCCTGCTGGCTATCCAAACTAGAAGGCTTATAACATGGCTACGCATTTACTCGGCGTTGAATATGCCACCGTTCAGGGTTGGTATACTGCGGAAAGAAATACACTTGACCCTGAAGGCGCAATACTTCACCTTCCCGCCGGCACAACAACACTAATAGCCAAAATACAGTTCCGTTACGGTTCTGCTGCTATGACTATAACTTGCGCCCCTGGCGCGGAATGTGTTGGTGATGTAAGGGCCGTTACTCTACCCTCTATAGCTGTATTAGATGTCGGCGGTTTTGACCTTGATTTCCGTGACGACAATTTAAAGTTCTTGGATGTATATGTTAGGAACTTCGATTTCACGAGCACAGGCGATACCTATAACGAGCTGACCTTTGAACGCTCCGTTGCTGAAGGCTATTTTGATATAGTTAATAGTGCCAATAATATTAACTTTATTGATTCTGTTGCCGTGCAGCGTCCAGGTGATGCCAATGGCAACGCTGATAAGGTAATTGATTTACAGGGCGCTGTGGGCATTACTGCTTTGCGCTCATCCTTTATTAATGCTGCTGGTGGTGTGTCTGCTGCTAGCGCTGCTGTATTGTCGCGTACAACCGGCGCAAGCTCGTATAATCAGTGTGTCATACACTCGCCAACTAATCCCGCGTTTCTGCTTAGCTCAGGTACTGCGCCAACAAATAGCGCTAACAACGCTGCCAGTGATGCCACTTTTAATGCTTATGGTGCTCTAAGTTCTGCCGTTACGTCTGATGATTTCATGGACTTTGATGCAGGAGATTACCGGCTTAAGTCTGAGAGTGTTCCTGCGCTTCTTGGCGGTGGAATCGGCGCGTTTATTCAGCCTATTATTAATGAAAACCCTGTTCTAGATACGCCGTTAGGTAATCTTTCTTTTGTAGAAGGCTCGGTTGGTTTTGTTGATCTTGATGGAAACTTTAGTGATGCTAACATAGGTGACACATTAACGTTTTCTGATCCAGTTCCCGAGCTTCCGTCGGGTTATACTTTTGATAATTCGAATGCAAGAGTTGCTCGTGATGGATCGCAGGTAATAGCAGCCCAGGCTACGTTTACAATCACCGCGTCAGATGGTCATGGTGGAACTGATGCAGTAGGAACCTTTACACTAACAACAACGGCAATTGTTCCGGCTTTAAATAGCATTGATACAGATAACGTAATTCAAGCAGGTCAAACCGGAATTGCAATTGCTACAGCGGGCTTGCCTGCCGCGCAACCGGCTGGATTGGTTATACAGTTAAGCGGCCGGGATTTAGGGCTAGAGTCATGGAATAGTGGCCAGCCAACTGTAACCGTTGGCACTCATATTAATCTCCCTTGGTGGGCGGAAAATTTACAGCTAAGCATGAATTATGTAGGGCTCGTGGATGGCCCTATCACGTTAGACAATGTGACAATGCTAGGAATCCCTGGTTGGATTGAGGCAACGTTTAACGGTATTGCTCCAGTTCCAGATGGGGAAAGTGGAACAGAGTCATTTCACGAGAAAGCGCAACTTGATCCAGAGGTTGGCGAATATGAAATGCTTGAGGGTGATATTGTTGTACTTGAGCAAATTGGTGACGTTACTGTCGATGAGCAAACGATTGTTACTAAATCAAGTGGAACGTCAACGGGGTATTATAAGATTTGGCGTGCAGCTATTGGTGCGTTTACAGGTGTCAGTACCTATACTTTTACAGATGAAGGTGTGCCGGACGCGATTAACCAAGGGCCTGTTGTAACAGCGCCAGCCGATGACTCAATTGAGTTTGCCAATGGCTCAGGTGGTCTTGCAAAAAATGACCCTGCATTGGTTGCCTTGCTTGCGACAGCGTCGGTTTTTGATGATGTTGATACGCTTACCGTAAGCGCTGATTTGTCGGGGTTTGCTGACCCAATACCGGCGGGCACAATCACAGTACAGTTTAATTCAACGGCTGACGCTGGTGGGTTGATTGGTAGCGATACCATGCAGCTCGTTATCTCTGAAGCAGCCGCAGCAAATAACCCGCCAACATTCACGAATAGTGCGCCCACCGTCGCTACTGTTGGTAACTTGTATTCATTCGCACCAAGCACTAACGATATTGACGGCGACACGGTAACGCTAACAAGCATAACGCTTCCATCCTGGCTAACGCTTGCTGGTGGTTTTTTATCTGGCACTCCAGCGGAGAGCGACATAGGAACTCATTCAGTCACTTTGTCTGGAAATGATGGGAATGTTTCTACGCCGTTAAGCTTTAATGTTGTGGTGAGCGCTCAAGGCTTTAGCTATCCAGAGGACCGGGTATTTAAGTTCGCTTCAACGCTTATGCCTTCGTTAGTTGTTGGTGACACATTCAGAGGGCGCGGGACTTTTTGGGCTGGTGTGCCTAATGCTGTTTACGGTGTTGGCTCTGCTTCTTCAATATCAGCGGCTATCATATCGGCAGATCATACCCAGCGTTATTGTGATCCCGTTGTGCAGAGCGTTAGCGCTGTCGGTTCTGATTGGGATAATGGGATAATTGTTGTTTCGTTGCCCAAAGATATTGCCGCGCAAATAAGCGCCCACATTAAAAAGAAAGAAACGGCCAAGGTTGAGATTCAAGTTACGATAGATGGTGAAGACTATACGTGGTTCTCGCCTGTTCAGTTGATACCGGGGCATATTTAAGTAGTGCGCATATCAATACAGAGCAACCTAAAGAAGCTAACAAAGAACCTTAATAATATTCAAAAGAAGCAAATTCCGTTTGCTACTGCAAAAGCGTTAACAGCTACCGCCATAGAGGCAAGGGCAGCGGCAAAGAAGGCAATGGTTTCGAAGCTTGATAGGCCGACTCCTTGGACGGTCAGGGGCGTGCTGTACGAGAAAGCAACAAAGCACAATCTGAAATCAGCAGTGTATATCAAGGATGACAGAGCAAGGTATCTTAAGTGGCAAATTTCGGGCGGGACGCGTAAGGCTCGCAATAAAGCTTTGTTAATTCCCGGAAATATTAAGCTTAACAAGTACGGCAACCTGCCGCGCAACAGAGTGGCGAAGCTAAGGGCTAAGGACAATGTCTTTAGCGGCAAGGTTGACGGGGTGGGTGGTATTTATCAGCGATACAAAAGGAAAGCGCCGAAGTTGTTGGTGTCGTTTGAGAAACAAGTTAAGTATGGCGTCAAGTATCCCTTTGGAAAGATAGTAAAGGGATCGGTTAGGCGTAACTTTGAAAAGAACTTTAGCAATGCGCTGGCACAAGCATTGAAGACAGCGCGGTAATGCGAATGGGGCGGAATATGCACGCATATGGGGCGAAAAATAAAAAAAGGTACTCCTGGGAATATGCCCACTGAGGGTAATTCGCACCTCGACGTTTTAGTATATACGGGGCAACCCGAAACCCGTGGCCGGGGCCGCCTCAGTAGGTACGAATAATGGCAACACAAAAAGACATTTCCGAGCACCTTGGTGTAGGTGAGCGGCACATTAGAAAGCTTCTCTCTAGCTCAATACTTCCGGCGTCTAAGGGTGCCGGGGGGTATGACATTAATGCGTGCAGAATGGCGTATATAAACTACCTCCGCAACCTATCAAAATCCGGGGGTGAAGAAGCGGCCACGCCTACAGATGCAATTGATATTGAAGAGGAGCGAGCCGGACTAACAAAGGCTCAAAGAATTTCGCAAGAATTGAAGAATGAAATTTTAGAAGGGCGCTACATGCCCATCGATACCATTCAAGAAATCTTATCAAAAATACTTATACAGGTTGGTGGCATATTGGCGGCGCTACCTTTGAATCTCAAACGCAAGCACCCCGAATTAGAAAAGCGGGTAATTGATTCTATACAAGCTGAAATCATCAAGCATCAAAACGAGGCCGCAAAGCTTGACGAGTACATAGAACAGGCTGTTTATGAGAGCATTGAGCAAGCAAGAGGAAGTTAGTGCAAGGGCAGCAATAAATGGAGTTAAAAAAGGGGTAGGTGTTTTATACACTGCGCCCCCTATGACTGCCGTTGAACATGCTGATGAAAATTTCTATATGTCGGCTGAGTCATCATACATTGAGGGCAAGTGGAAAACGGTTCCGTACCAAATCGCAATACTCAACGCGATGGGCAATGATGATATTGACGAGGTTAATTGGGTAAAGTCGGCGCGCGTCGGTTATACAAAGTTATTAGCCTGTGCCATTTCGTATTTTTCAGAACACAAGAAGCGAAACGTCATAGCATGGCAGCCGGATGACGGAGCGCGTGACGATTTCAGCAAACAACACATTGACCCGATGATTCGTGATGTTGGTGTGTTGCGCTCGATGTTTCCACACTTAGGTAAGAAGCACAAAAACAATACGATAGATTGTAAGGTTTTTGGAAATCAACGACAGCTACATTTAAAAGGCGGCAAGGCTGCCAAGAACTACCGGGAAAAATCTGTTGACGTAGCGATTTATGATGAGCTTTCAAAGTTCGACGCTGATATTGAAAAAGAGGGAAGCGCTACATTCTTAGGCGATAAGCGTCTAGAAGGTTCGGTATTCCGAAAGAGTATTCGCGGAAGCACTCCAGGTATTCAAGGCGTTTGCCAGATTGAGGAAGCAGCGGGCGAAGCGTCTCATTCTTTCGAACGGTATATACCTTGCCCTCATTGTGGCGAGCCGCAAGTATTAAAGTTTGGAGGTCGTGGTTTAGATTACGGCTTGTCTTGGAGTCAAGACGCAGATGATGACGCTAAGCCTGATACAGCGCATTACGTTTGCCCTCACAATGGCTGCATATTTTATTACGCTGATTACCTTGTTGCAGACAGCGACGGTTTTTACAAGAGTAAGAAGGGGCTAACAACCTACGACGGCTTAACATTTTACGACGAAGACGGAGCTATAGCACCAACACCTATAAGTGTAGCTTTTCACAACTGGGCGATACATTCGCACTTTTCACCATGGAGCCGGATCGTAAAGGATTGGCTTAAAGCCAAGCGAACGAAAGAAAAATTAAAGTCATTTGTTAATACGACCCTTGGCGAAACGTGGGAAGAGGACGAAGGCGAGAAGCTTGAGCCGGAAACATTATATGCAAGGCGTGAGCATTACCGTTCAGAAGTGCCAGTGAATAATTGTGTGTTGATTGGTTCTGTTGATACGCAGGGTGATCGTTTTGAAATTGAAACTTCTGCATGGGTTGCCGGGGAAGAAAAATACCTTATTTCATATGAACGGCTATACGGCGATTTATCCCGGCAAGAGATTTGGGATAAGTTGGCGCAAAGATTAAAGCGCCAATTTGTTACGCCTTCGGGTGTTCTGCTTGATATTAAATTGGTTTGCATAGATTCAGGCGGCCACTATACAGACGAGGTTTATGCCTTCTCTAAGAAACATGGATTGACTCGATTTATACCGATCAAGGGCGCGTCAGTAGCAGGCAAGCCCATTGCAGATTTTCGCCGCAAACGATCAGCTCAAGGCGTTTACTTGACAATGATCGGTACTGATACCGCAAAAGAAATAATCACATCAAGGCTAAAGATATTTGAGCCAGGGGAAGGCTATATACATTTTCCGGTTTCTGATGATTTTAGTGAGGAGTATTTCAAGCAGTTAACCAACGAGCGTAAGAAAAGTAAAGTTGTAAAAGGTCGGCGCGTCGTTGTTTGGGATGCAGGGGGGCGACGTAATGAGCCTTTCGATACCGCAGTATATAACCTTGCAGGAATCAGAATACTACAACAAAACTTTGGCTTGAATCTTTCGACGTATATTAACGGCGAGTGTGAAGATGTGCCCGAAGTTGTTGTTGCGCCAGTGGTGCAACAAGCGCAAAAAATACAAGATCAAAATTATTTAGGATACGAGGGCGATTGGATATGACCAGCGGCGATATACAAGACATCATTGATGACTACATAAAAGCTGAGCGGGCAGTTTTAAAAGGCAAGGCTTATACCATTGCTGGGCGCTCTCTGTCACGAGAGAACCTTTCTGAGATTCGAGAAGGTCGTCAAGAGTGGGAGCAAAAATTGGTTTCTCAATCTGCGAGACAACTAGGTCAAAATAGCAATTACTCAATGGCGGACTTTACTTGATGGGAGCATTTGATAAAGCGTTAAATATTCTTGGCGATGCGTCAGGCGTGGTAGATAAAGCTATAGGTTATATTTCTCCTAGCTGGGCGGTTTCTCGCAATAAGTCTCGGTCAATGCTTGCGGCGTATGAAGCGGTTAAACCTGGGCGCTTGCGAAAGCTACAAAAAGAATCACGCGGACCTGATGCGGTTATGTTTGGCGCTGGCGCTTCGTTGAGAGAACAAGCGCGGTACTTGGATGAAAATCACGACTTAGTTACGGGTATTCTTGATACCTTGGTCGTCCGTACAGTTGGGCCAAATGGAATAAATGTAGAGCCAATGGTTCGAGATGATGAGGGCGAGCCATTAAAGGAATTCAACAAAGAGCTATTAGACGGGTTTAATGAATGGTATGAACGACCCGACGTGACCGGCGAATACAGCGGCGGGCAGTGCGAGCAGTTAGCGGCTAGAACATGGTTTAGAGACGGCGAGACGCTCACTCAACATGTAATGGGGATGAAGCCCGGCCTACGGCATCCAACAAAAACACAATATCTTATTGAGCTTTTAGAGCCTGATTTACTGCCGTGGGACTATGAAGACGCAAAGGATAATATTGTTCAAGGTGTACAGAAGAATGCTTGGGGTCGTCCTACTCGCTATTGGTTTTATAGAAAACATCCAGGCGAACTAACAAGTTATAGAGTGACTCGCGCAGACGTTAAGCCGGTTGGCGCTGAGTTTATATCGCACTTGAAACTCACGCGCAGGATTCGACAAACTCGCGGCGTGTCAATTTTCCATAGTGTTATGACGCGAATTCAAGACCTAAAAGACTACGAAGAGTCAGAGCGAGTAGCCGCAAGAATATCAGCGGCTATGGCTGCGTATATAAAAAAGGGGAACCCTGACAGTTTTGTCCCTACCGAATCAACGAACGACCGATCCTTTAAAGTGCAACCCGGCTTAGTGTTCGATAGATTACAACCCGGCGAAGAAATTGGAACTATCCAAAGTAATCGCCCCAGCGCTTTGTTAGAGCCGTTTAGAAACGCAATGATTCGAATGATATCAAGCGGCACAAGAACAAGTTATTCAAGTGCAAGTAAAAGTTTTGATGGTTCTTATTCGTCACAGCGTCAAGAGCTGGTCGAACAATGGGATCATTACGCGACATTGCAAAGTGAGTTTATAGCGTCGTGGAAAATGCCGGTGTATAAAAATTATATTCGCGCTTCGATTCTATCAGGTCGCCATGTCCTTCCTGGCAACATAGATTTAAGCACGCTAACTAATGCGCACTATCAAGGACCGTCAATGCCTTGGATAGATCCTAACAAAGAAAGTCAGGCAAACGAGAGGGATTTAAGAATGGGCGTTAAGTCTCAGTCTGGAATTATACGCTCTCGAAATATCAACCCGTCTCAATTGCGCGATCAGATCAAGCAGGACAGAGAATGGGAAGAAGAAAACGACTTAGTATTTAGCGGCAATGCAAAACATGACTTGGTGCCGGAAATGCCAGAGGCGCAAACAGAAGAAAATAAACCCGGTGCAAATAGCGCTAAAACGGAAGAGGAAGAATAGATGACCGCTTTCAATGTTGAATTTGAAAAGTTAATTAATTTCGCTAGTAGCGTTGATACTAGCAAGATTGAAACCGGCATTCCTTTTGCCAAAGCCAGCGCAAGGCCTTTTTGGAACCTTGTTGCTATGGATAAGGGCAAAGCTGAGCTGTATATTCATGGCGTCATAGGGAATGGGTTGTTTGATGATGTTAGCGCCACAGACCTAATCAAGGAGCTTAATGCGCTAAATGACGTTAAAGAAATTACAGTATTTATTCGTAGCGAAGGCGGGTCCGTATTTGATGGTCTTGCCATCTATGACGCGCTAAGAATGCATCCAGCGAAGATTATTACAGAAGCTCAAGGCATAGCAGCGTCCATGGCGACAATTGTTTTTTCGGCTGGTGATGAGCGGCGGATGTCTGAAAACTCTCAGTTAATGATTCACAACCCGTGGACAGTGGCGGGAGGTGATGAACACGACTTTAGGGCTGTAGCTGACTTGCTGGGGCAGGCAAAGCAAATAATGCTCAACATATATCAATCAGTTTCGTCTTTATCTAGAGATGAGCTTGTCGCTGTTATGGATAAGGAAACTTGGTATACGGGTGATACTGCGGAGGCAGGCGGTTTCGCAACAGAGGTCACGCGCCCTATTGAGTTAGCTGCATGTATCACAGGCATAGATTTAAGCGGGTTTTCTCATAACCCATTCAAAGATTTACTAAACCAGTCGGTAAAGTCCGACAGCATAAAAGAGGAAAGCACTATGCCGAATACGGCCACCCCTAACGCGTTGGACGACAAAAACCTAAATGTCGATGTTGATGCAATCGCGGCGCAAGCTGCAACAAACGCTCTAGCAATGGAAGCGAAACGACAAGGAAGCATCCGCGGTATTTTCGGACACTTCCAAGGGCAAGACGACCTGATGAACGAATGTTTAAGTGATCAGGGCTTGTCTGCTTCGGACGCTCAGGCTAAATTGTTGGCAGCGCTCAGCAAAGGAACGGAGCCGCTTGGTGCTGATACGCGAGCCACCACTACAGAAGATCAAAGCACAAAGTTTAAGGCTGGTTTTTCTAGCGCTATTCTTGCTCGTGCCGGTGTTGGTAAACATGACAGCGCTAACGAGTTTCGCGGCCTTACTTTAGCAGAAGGCGCTCGCGCTACCCTGGAAGCGCGAGGAATTTCAACCGGCCATATGGATAAGTTGTCCATGGTTGGTGCGGCGTTCACGCACTCAAGTTCTGATTACGGAACGTTGTTAGAAAATATTGCTAACAAGTCAATGTTAAAAGGCTTCGAAGAAACAGAGGAAACATTCCAAGAATGGACTACCCGTGGCGTGCTAACTGACTTTAAGGCAACTAAGCGCGTAGATCTAAATACATTCCCTGATTTGCTAGAAGTTGGAGAAGGGAGTGAGTACAAGTATGGAACTATGGGTGACCGTGGCGAATCAGTACAGCTTGCAACCTATGGCCGGATGTTCGGTATTACTCGTCAAGCCATTATTAATGATGACTTGAGCGCGTTTACTCGCATCCCTCAAAAGATGGGGCGTGCAGCGCCACGAACAATTGGTAATTTGGTTTACGCAATTCTAAACAGTAACCCCGCAATGTCAGATGGGACCGCTTTATTTCATGCGGATCACAAAAACTTAGGCAGTGGCGCGGTTTTAAGTTCTGCTTCTGTTGATGCTATGCGCGTGTTAATGGCTACCCAGAAAGACCCAGGTGAAAACGCAACAGCACTAAACATTAGACTCGCGCACTTAATTGTGCCGGTTCAGCTTGAAGGTTTGGCTAAAGTTGTTACGGAATCTGAAACTGAAATTTCAGCGACCAATAGCAACAGCAAGCGACCTAACAGCGTGCGCGGAATTGCTGGAGTTATATCTGATGCGCGTCTTACTGGTAACGCTTGGTTTGGTGCTGGTTCTGCCGCGATGAATGATACTGTTGAAGTGTCTTACCTTGACGGCAATGAGTCTCCATACTTGGAGCAGCAAGCGGGTTGGTCAATTGACGGTGTTGAATTCAAGGTTCGTCTAGATGCTGCAGTAAAAGCAATTGACTTCCGCGCACTTGCTAAAAATGCCGGTGCTTAATTAAACCATTTGGCTATTAATAAGCGGCCCTAATACCGGGGTCGTTTTATTTGAGGATTTAAAAGCATGGCTACAAATTTCATTCAAGACGGCAGCACTATTGATCACGCTAATAGCAGCGGCTCAACGATTTTATCAGGTGCGGTTGTTGTCATTGGCTCGTTAATCGGCGTTGCAATTGCCGACATTCCTAACGGTGAAAAAGGCGCGGTACGGATTGAGGGGGTATTCGAATTGCCCAAAGTTGAGGCGGCTGTTATCGGCACTGGCGAAGATGTTATTTATGACATTACCGCTCTTGAGTTTGACGACAATGCGGCCACTGCGGAGGCTGGTGGTGTGTCGGGCGCTTGTGTGGCTGTAGAGGCTGCTGGTAACGGCGCGCTTACTGTAAAGGTTAAGCTTAACGTTGGCGTAGGTGTTGTCGCTTAATTTATTGAGTGATCGTTATAAAAAAGGAGTTTAGCGGCTCCTTTTTTGTGAGTGGAAAAATGTTTGAAGATGATCTGGGTGTCTTTTTTGATCTTGACGGGCATGGCGTGGAAATAATCCTCGAAAATGGCGACATAATCACGGGAATATTTGATGTTCCGCTATTCGATGATAATGGGATTGCCAGCTCATACCCTCAGGCAATGTGTAAAACTCGTGATGTTGAGCATGTTAACGAGGGTGACAAAGTAGAGATTGTGGGCGTGATGTACGAAATCCGAAGCTGTCCGCCTGGAGATGGGACGGGCGTTACAATGATATTTTTAGTGAGGTAAGTTTTGCACCCGAGAAGAGGAATACGATATGCATTCGCGCAAGCTCTTGACTCTATAGCAGGGGTGAAGATTTATAAGAATCGCGTCCACTTAATTCCAGAAAGGTATTTGCCTGCAATTACCGTAATGTCTTCAGATGAGACGAGCGAGCGTCAATCAATGAGCATGGGAAGCGGCGGTGTTCTAAGTCGCACCCTGTCGATTATTTTGGAAGTGCGGGCGAGAGATAAGGAAGCGCTTGATGACGTGCTTGATGACTTCTCTGGGCAAATAGAGGACTTGATCAGCGTAGATCAAACCCTGGGCGGTGTTGCCCAATCGGCGGACCTGGTGTCAACGAGTTTTGATTATGTGGAGGAGCAGCCAGAAGGGATGGTGCAGCTCACCTACGACGTGATGTATTCAACAAACTAACAGGATATAAATTATGCCAGATTATATTGGTAGTAACGGTGCGATTGATGTGGGCTCTGCGGTTGGGCAGCTTGTCAGCTTTTCACTTTCTCAGTCAAACGGTGTCGTGGACAATACCGTTATGGGGTCAAGCTGGAAAGATTCACGCGCAGGGATGAATGAATGGTCGGGGCAGATGGAAGTTCTATGGGACCCGTCAGATGCGGGGCAGGACGCTTTATATGTAGGCGCTGAGATCGATGGAGTAAAGTTCCGGCCTCAGGGTAATTCAGCTTCAAATTCTGAATTTACCGGCGGGATCATTGTTTCTAGCGCAGAGTTGCCAGTTAGTATTGGTGAATTAATTAAGCAAACCGTTAGCTTTTCTGGGCGGGGCGCATTAGTAGAGGGTGTAATTGCATAATGGATATTAATGCGGCGTTAAATAGCTATATCAAGCAAACAAAAGAATATCGTAAGTGTCATTTTATCCCTGAGTTTGCAGGAGATGACGGGATGCCAGCGCAGCTTTATTCCTCTGCTGTCACTCTGTTGGATGACAAGAAAATTGGCGCTTTTGCACAGCAAAACTCTAGTCAGGAAACGCCGGGCGGGTTTGATTTGATGGTACAAACAATCATCTATAAGCTTGAGCTTGAAGATGGAAGCAAGCCCTTTAATGCTAGTATGCATGATCAAATATCGCAGCTACCTACGTGTTTTATTAATCGGCTGTATAAAGAGATTAATACGCGCCCAACGATAGAGGACCACAAAAAAAACTCACAGAAGACGGACGCCTCAAACTTAAAATAACCCTGTGTTTCCGTCTTAAAATAACCCTTTCACAATTAGAAGCCCTGCCTATTGAAGAGGTAGAGCTTTTTTTTGCTGCCTTGATTTTGGAAAAAGAGAATGCCCAAAAACGTCAGTAAAGTAACGCTTACCGCCGAAGATAAAACCAAGATTGCGTTTAATTCAATGCAAAGCAATATTTCGGGAGCAACGAATAAAGTCGCCATGCTTGCGGGAGGGGTGGCGACGCTGGCAGGAGTTGGCGGGCTTGGGTATCTTGTACAGCAGCAATTTGAAGCTATTGATTCGCTGGCCAAGTGGTCCGATAAGTTAGGAACCTCTACGGAGGCGCTAGCCAAGTTACAGTTTGCGGTTGGTCAAACGTCAGATGTCACAGATAAGCAATTTAACACCGCACTACAAAGAATGACGCGGCGTGTTGCTGAGGCCGCCAATGGCACTGGAGAAGCAAGAAAAGCAATTCAAGAGCTAGGGCTTGATGCGCAAAAGCTGAAGGATATGGGGCCGGATGAGGCATTTTTACAAATATCTGACGCCATGAAAGAAGTGGAAGGGCAGGGTGACAGGGTTCGTCTTGCGTTTAAGCTATTTGATTCTGAAGGTGTAAGTCTTGTTAATACGCTGGATGAAGGCTCTGAAAAATTACGAGAGTTAGGGCGAGAAGCTGAGTTGGCAGGGCTGGCAGTGAATCGCATGGATGCTGCCAAGATTGAGGCGGCCAATGACGCGTTTGATAAAGCGCAAAAGCTTTCTGTAGGGTTTGGTCGTGCCATTGCCGTGCAGGTAGCGCCAGTTGTGTCTGATTTGGCGAGCCGGTTTTTTAATGCTGCTGTTGAAGCTGGCGGCATGGGAGAGATTGTTAATAGCGGAATGGTGGCGGGCCTAAAAGTTATCGGGTTGTTTGGCGATGGTTTGCGAGGCATTCAGATTATTTATCAGACCTTGAAAGCGTTGTCGATGGAGTGGGTGACAAAGCAGATCGAAGCGTTAGCGTATGCGGACGAAGCGTTAACAGGGTTTTTGAATAAAATCCCTGGAGTGACTGCTGAAGTGTCGCAAGGGCTGAAGTATGTAGCGAACAGCTTAAGAGAAGAAACGGATGCGGCATGGGATGGGCTACATGAAAAAATGATGGCCCCTTTGCCTTCCGACGCTATTGAAGAATGGTATGCAAATGTCCAGAGGAAATCCGAAGAGGCCGCCTTGATCCTTGCAAAGGATAAAGAGAACTCTTTAGGTGCTGGTGGTGGCGGGGATGGAAAAGAAGAGGTTGATGCGCTCAAATTGAAGCTTGGGGAATTAAAGCTACTAACAGATACGCACCAAGCAACTACGGCAGAGTCTGAACAGTTGGCGTATTTGAAGCGCCTAGAAATGTTGCGGGAGAATTACGAAAGCGGCGTCATACCATCTTTGGAGGCTTACCACGCACACATTGCTAACGTTGCCCAAAAGCACCAAAACAAATTAACAGACATGACCAAAAAGGCTGCTGATAAGCGGCTTAAATACAACGGCAAGTCTTACAAAAATGAGACTGAAGCCGTGCTGGGCTTTATGTCTCAGCAAACATCTGGGATAGCGAGCGAATCAAAGGAAGCGTTTCAGCTTAACAAGCAGTTGGCCACGGCTAATGCAATGTTAAAAATGGGCGAGGCAGTCCAAGGCGCGTATGCATTTGGCAACAATGTAGGCGGGCCTTATGTGGGGGCCGCTTTTGCTGCGGTTGCTGCGGTTGTTTCATTTAAAAATATTCAACAAATACAAAGTCAGCAGTTTTCTGGCGGTGGGTCTACGGCATCTTATAACTCCTCTTCTGGTGTTATTTCCTCGCCAGCAGCCCCTACCGATATTGAGAGTGGTTCTTCTGTTGGTTTTGGTGAGGAATCGGAGCCTTCAGGCGGGCTTACTATCATCTTTCAGGGTGACGTTACCGGGCTCAATGAAAGCGATTTGGCTGATTCACTTATCGAAACGATTCAGGACAGAGTCAATAATCAAGATTTATTGTTGATCGAAGGCAGCAGCGCAAACGGGCGCGCACTGGGGACAGCGGCATGACGGCAGTAACTTATGTTTCAAAGCGTTCGGTGATCGAAAGTCATAGCATTGATTTGAGTTATGACATTGATTTGCCTCTATCGAGCTACACCCCGAAACCAAAAGCCAAAAAAAAGATGCATGAATCGCTTGGCGGCGGCGTGCAAACTATTCTCCATTCGATCTCGGATAATTACTCGTGCACCACTTCTTTGCTTGAGGGTGAGGAGTACGACGCAGCCTGGGAATTCTTTGCCTCAGTGATTGGAGGCGAGGTGTTTCAATTTGATGGCAAAGGTACAGCAGCGGCCCCCGACAACCCTGTAAGCGCTATTTTGGTAGGTGACCCCTTGCCGCGCCTTATTAATAAAATCCCTCAATATAGAATTACATTTACGGTACGGTTCATATGAGATCAGATAGTATTGAATATTCAGCGTTAAGCTCTGCGGTTCAGTTAGAGCCGGTGCATGTTATAGAGCTTTCATTTACGCTTCAGAATGATGATCAGGTATATTTTACGGACAGCGGAAATGTGCCTTTTCCAGCAGGCACTACCCAAATATTCCAAAATGTCGTGCGTTCAATTTCTGACACATCGCAAAGGCTCGACATTGAAAAGTTTAATGCCACCATTGGAAATTTGTCGTTTGGTCTAGTGGACGTAGGCGGGACAATTACGGATATATTGCGTTCAAAATCTGAAGCAGGAAAATCAATTTCACAAATGCGTGTTCGGATACATCGAGGCTTTGCGGGCATGGATTTTTCAAAGTTCTCAGTTGTGCAAACTCAAATTGTACAAAATATGCACCTAGACGCGATAAGCTATCGGTTTAATTGCCTTGATGTGCAGCGAACACAAAAGAAAACTTTGTTTAAGGTTAAATCAACCGTTCTGACGTCTAACGTGGCTGCTGACGATGATTTTATTAATGTTATTACAACGGATGGGCTAGAGACTGTTTTTCACGGCTCCAGCTATTCAGACGCCCCTGGCCTTAAAGTCGGGTACGTGGAAATTGTAGATGATAACAAATCTGAGGTTGTTCGCTGGGAGAGCAAAACGAGCACTGGCCTTATGAATATTCAGCGCGGGGCTTTGGGCACTCGTGCGCGCGACTTTTTGGCGATAGATAATAACGAGAATCGAAATATAGAAGTTCGAGAGCTGGTTTACCTTGAGCTACCCGCTGTTAAATTAGAATACGCTTTGTTAACGGGAAATTTGTTTAATGATGCAGGCGAGAAACTTCCTGATCATTGGAATCTTGGCGTTGATGCTCAGTATATTTCTACGGCACACTTTACTACGATTGGCGCTGATATATGGGACCCGCTAGATGATTCAAAGGGTAAGATGCTTCGATTTGTTGGCGTAGAGGACGAAGACGGAAAGAAGTTTATTGAAGCTGAGGTCAATGGGCCGCATGGTCTATTTAACATTGTTTTGGCAACAGGTGAGCTGGGTTTAAAGCGAGTTAGCGGTGTTTTATCGACAAGCCCTTACGGCGCAGTGCTTGATAAATCTAACATTAAATCGGTTGGACACATTCGGTACAAACACGATGCCATCATTAACTTAATACAGGTTGATTGGGGCTGGACGCATCGTGACGATGTTTACAAGAGAACAAACGCCTTTATTGATTCTGAAAGCGCGTCACTTTACAAAAACACCAAAATAAAAACATTTCAGTTTAAAGGGCTGCAAGGCCAGAAACACAGCGCGCATTCTATTAGAGATATGTTTGATGCTTACCGTGATCGCTTCTCTGGCCCACCGATAACCGTTCAATTAAAACTGATGCCACAGTTAAATGTTTTAGAAGTAGGCGATACTGTGCGCGTAAATCTAGAAGGTTTTGCAGACCATTTGGCCGACGGGTATTTAGATAGAACCTTTGAAGTTCAGTACATTAAAAATGATTGGATAAGCGGCGAGGTGGTGGTTGATCTATTTGCGTCTAGCCGAAAAGCAGGGGCGCTGGCTGATTATGGCGGCGGGGATACGGGAGTATATGAGCCTGTTTTTGCTTTGCCTGATGATTGGTATACGATAAATGGCACTGATATAGAGGCGGCCTATCCGGCGAATTTTAGTCGGGATGGCGATGTTGTTACATTAACGCAAGACCTTGAGGTGACGGGAGAAGGCCAGCTTTATGACTCCCCCTTTACAGGGTATCGAGACGGGGCTGTTTTCTATGTCAATGGGGATTTTGTAATCCCAAGCGGTAGACAGTTAACGCTGGCGCGGAACGGCATTTTTAAAACGAAAGGTTTTTTTACTTGCTGGGGAACTTTTAATTTGAGAGGCAAAGGCACCCCCGGCGGGACATTTACACCGCATGGAGACTTTCACGTTCGCGGCCCTTGGGGTGGTAACTGGTTTGACAGGGTAGACCTGTCATCATTTCGGTTTACTGGTGACGCCGATTCTGATGCGTTGCCAGGATTTATTTCAAAAAATATTCGCCCTCAAGAATCTTTAATTGTATTCGCTTCAACAAGGTACGTACAATTTAGGGCGGTTGCTGCCGCTCTTAATCCGTCGTCTATTAGCTACACAGGCTATACGTTGCCGCCCCCCCTGTCGCTGAAAAGTGATGTGCTTTACTCTGATATTGATTTTTTGTCAGGCTTGCCAATAAGGCTAGAAGGAGCGGGTGGCCCCGTTGGCGGGGGGTTATATTCTGGAACAATAATCGCTAACGGGGGAACAGAGCTTGATTTTACATTAAACACAGGGGCCGAAGGAGGGGATGGCGGTGTGGCCGGAGGGGGGGTTGCGATTTTTTGCCGAGGCATGGATTTTGGTGCGAGTGGTCAGCTAGATGTTTCCGGCGGGGATAGTCCGCAAAATTTAACGCCTGTAACAGAATTTCACAGAAGGCATGAACACGGGCATTTAGTTGCTCCGTGGGAGAGCGATTGGATTGGTCCGGTTTATGCGGGAGTGGGTGGCGGGGGTGGACCCGGTGCGGCGTATATTTTCGTTGATGGTACTGTTAATTCTCCACCGCTAATCAATGGAGAAACTATCCGAGCCGAGTATGGGATCAGCAAGCAACTGGGAGATGCAAAGGCAGGCGATGGTGGTTATAGGCAAGCTATACCGCTCTATGGCGGCGCTGTTTCATGCTATGCCGTAGGTAACGATCAGGCATACGAAAACAATTGGGAGGCTCATGTAAGGCTCCAAGTGCTAACGCCACACATTGATGCACAGCCAGATATAGAAGTGGAGACTGACCAGCCGCTATCTATCGTATTAAGTGAAAAAACTAATACACCAATAACGCCAGCGGGGGATCAGTCGTCTATTGAGGTAACTGTGATGCCACCAACGACAGGGAATTATTCATATTCACACATACAATATCGCTTGCTAGGTGTTCTCGCGTGGTCTGATGTTGGTCCGGCAGAGCCCGAAACGGCTTTTCAGGTTCCTAGTGATGGGTCAAGTTATCAAGTTAGGGCGCTAGCAGTTTCAACTACTGACAATATGCTAACAAGCGGCCCCGTTGAAACTATTGCGGTTATCGACTTTTCAGCCAATCAATCAACAATACGCCCCGCCAGTAACGTGACGGGGCTTAGAATTTCTGGAAAATCAATAGGGGTGTTGAATTTCGACACGCCAGACTTATCTATTCGTTGGAACCTCGATAATGTTGGAGGGGTTCCAAATACACTTGATGATTGGTTTGATCATTTTCTTATTGAGTTTCGGGACGGCGCAACCGTCGCCCATACCGTAGAAACAAAATCAAATTATTACACGCTAACAAAGGCAGAAAATGACACTATATCAGGCGGCCCTTTCTCTTCGCTAAATGCAAGAGTGTATCAAGTTACTGTCGACGGTGAAGAGTCAGCCATTGCAGCACAACAAACATTCTCAAATATAGCGCCAGGACTGCCAAGCTCATTTGGTGCGATGGGTGGCGCGTATGGGGCGTCTATTGCCTGGGCCAACCCTACAAATAATGATTTGGCGTCGATTGAAATCTATATGAATACCGTGGCAGGCTTTACGCCAGCAGCAGGCAATAAAGTATTTGATGCTTTGGCTGATTCTGTAAGTCTTGCTGATTTACAGCCTGCAACACAATATTATTTTGTTGCGCGTGCGCGTGATTGCTTTGGTTCTGTGAGTGCGTTCTCTGCGGCGGAGTCGTTTACAACTGGCGCGGCAGGTAGCGGCGTTGCTAGCTGGGATGGGTTGACGGGCAAGCCTGACGATTCTGACTTGCTTAATTCAGAACAGCAATGGGGGGATATTGACGGCCCAGGAACGCCAGCCGATAACGCCGATGTAACCACCGAACAATTGGGGGGCAATGGAGTCAACAGCATGGCTCCATTATATTCAGTATTCAATGCAGCAGAATTGCCCCCGTTAACTTTGTTTTTTGCAACAGCAGCGTTAGACGCTACTGACTCTGTTTTTGGTGCGGGCTGCGTTAAAGTTGTTAACACCAACGCCTCTTTTGATAGCCGTGTATATTTCGGAGCAACTGACACCACCTACAATATTCCTAGACAACCCAGCACCAAGTATCGCGTTAGTGTTTACGTTAAAGTGCAAGTTGCCGGAACCCGTATAAAATTCTATGTTAAAAATTCCGGTGCGGCCTATAGCGTTTCGTCTGATATCACCATTGCCACATCGTCAGTATGGGAGCGTATATCCTATGATTTCACCACTAACAATTTGGCCACTACTTCCGAACTGCGGTTAGACAGCAATTCTTTAGTGGGTGATTACGTCAAGTACGACGGCATTATGATTGAAGAAGTTATTGGGTCAGCTTCCGCCCCGTCTGCTTTTGCGCTGCCAGGGAACGACGGCCAAGTCCTTTGGGGAGGCGTCTTGGGAATAAATGCACCGTCAGATAACGCTGATAACACTGTGCAGGCTGGCGCAGACTCCTATTTTGGCGGAACCTCTTTTTTTAGAATCAATAAATCTATTTTCGAAAAATACCCGTCAGATGCAATTAAAACCGCATCGTGGTCCGCTGATGATGGGCGGCTTAGGCTTCAGGACCAAACAGGGTATGCGTACTGCAATGTCAAGTTTCACCCTGGCAGCCTTGCCTTTGTTGAAATAGACCCGCTCAAGAAAAAAAGAATTAAAACAAAGATAAATGTTGAAGATTGGTCGTCGTCGTGTACGTACTTTTTTGGGTGCGGGAAGTACCGCTTGGATAGTGGTGGGCCTGCTTCTGCTGGTTTCGGTATATTTATACAAGATTCTGGAGATATTTATTACGGCGTAATCACTTCAACAAACGTAGCTCCGCAGCTCTTTACTTGCAACGCCAATATCAGCGACTATTCGAGTGTATATGGTAAAATATTCACCCTTGAAATTGTTTACAGTATAGGGAATGCAGAGATTTACCTTGACGGGGTTTTGAAATGCACGGTAGCCAATAAGATAGGCTACAACCATCATGATTATATGTTTGAGTCATACCTCAGTTATACGGGTTCAGCTTCTTCATATTTAGCGGTTGTTGAGCAGCACGAAGTTATTTATCTACAGGAGTAGGCATGATAATTATTTATACAGATAGATTTATGAAGCCTGAAATTTGGGCTCTCAATTTGTTTTTTATAACCTTAATACGGCCCAGCAAAAAGGGCAACAAGGCCCTTGTTGAGCATGAGCGAGTACACATGCACCAGATACTCAAATGGTGGGTGCTTTGGCCATTTATGTATCATTGCACAAAAAAGTGGCGGCTTAAGTTTGAGGTGGAAGCGTACAAGGCCAGTATTGAGCATGGAAGGAGTGTGGACAGTGCCGCTAAGGCGTTGTGCAAATATTACGGGCTTGATATTACGAAAGAAGAGGCAAAAAAACTTCTAACCACATAATAAAGCACGCATGCGCAAGCCCCATCAAGGGCCTGGGAATATAGCCTTCTCCGCCGCTAACGCCAAAAGCTCAGCGGTAGGGCTATTTGTCATTGTATCCCTCACACAGGAAAGGCAGCGCTTTGTGGGTGGCTGATAGTAGCACCCCCTCAGGCGTTGATTCGCCAGTATTCTTGGTTATGGTCATTTTAAGAGCCCCTTTACCCCTAAAGCGTCCCGGTCGCTATGAATGTCAATCGCGCCAGCAACAAGAAGCATTAGCCTCCAAGCTGAATATGGGATTTGCCTGTGATCTTTGGATGTTGTTTTCCATCGCCTTACTGTTGGGCTTCCTTTTTTATCTGAAAAGTTAACGCCAGTAATGATAGCGACTTGGTTTTGTGTCCAGCCCATTATTTGTATAAGCGCGTTAACTGTTTCGGCGTTTGGCGCTATGTAGCCAAGCTGAGAAGGAAGGGCGCTGGGGTGATTCCTGATCGCCTCCAGGGTTGCGGGTGTTGTCGATCCGCTGCCGTATATAGGAATTTCTGTAGACAT